GAATACATTTGGTGATTTCCTAACGGAAATTGGACATAAGGAGTTAATTATAATGGTCCCAATCCAACGTAGTTTTCATATCCTGATGCGATATGAACCATTTAAGAAAGCTGTAGAAGAAAATAACCAGCAAGAGTTTGAGAATATTCTTTGGCAAGCTGGAGTAGATACTGAACTCCCCTACGAAGTTATCAGTTGTGAGCATAGAGTTTATCCAGATAGCGATAACCCCCTACGATTTAATGGTCCGTGTGTTTTCGCTACAGAGAGGCGAGATGATGAATGGTTGAAGGGCGGTGCCGCTAGCTGGAACGCTATTGTAGAGAGCTGTGATGCTGGTCTACGAGCTGACCTTAAAATGATGGGCCGGGAAGGTGCGGCTGATCGGGCTTTTGATAAGTATGATTCTGAAAATTATTCTAAGTAATTGAGCTAAGGAGTTTTTAATTGGTTAATATCCCACTACAACCTACTTCCTACGAAATCTGGGAGAAAAAATATCAACTGAAAGACGAGCATGGTAATCCTGTAGACCTAACAGTGGAAGATACCTATCGTCGAGTGGCTAAAGCCCTAGCATCGGTTGAAAAGAATCCTGAACAGTGGGAAGAAACTTTCTACGAAGCCTTGCTTAATGGGGCAACCCCGGCCGGGCGTATCATGTCTAACGCAGGTGCTGAGAAGTATAAACCTGCCACCAGTCTGATTAACTGCACTGTCTCGCAGATTGTCAAAGACTCCATGTTCGGTATTTTGGATAGTACCCTTCAAGCGGGTCTGACGCTAAAAGCAGGCTGTGGTATCGGATACGAATTCAGTACGCTGCGCCCTAAAGGTGCATTTGTAAGTGGTGCAGGTGCTTACACTTCTGGTCCGCTTACTTTCATGGATATCTTTGACAAGATGTGCTTCACAGTGAGCAGTGCGGGGGGACGCCGTGGTGCCCAAATGGCTACGTTTGCTGTGTGGCACCCTGATGTAGAGGACTTCATCAAAGCCAAGCGTGAAGATGGGCGACTGCGACAATTCAATTGCTCTCTACTCATTGATGATGAGTTTATGGAGGCAGTAAAGCAGGGTAAAGAATACCAACTCGTATTCCCTGTTCGTAAAGAAGACCTTGACCGTAATCTGGTGAAGGGTGAATTGGTTAAGAAGGCACGCTTCTGGGAAGTCTCCTACTGTAAAGAGATGGGTTATGTGGTAGATGAAGATGACATGATCCTGTGTGAAGTATACAAGACTGTGAAGGCCGGTGATCTGTGGAATACCATCATGCAGTCTACTTATGATTATGCAGAACCGGGTATCCTTCTGATTGACCAGATTAACAAGATGAACAACAATTGGTTCTGCGAAGAGCTGCGTGCTACGAATCCTTGCGGGGAGCAACCCCTCCCACCGGAAGGTAGTTGTCTGCTAGGTAGCATTAACGTTGCAAAGTTTGTTCGTAACCCTTTTACTAAGGGAGCGTATTTCGATTGGGAAGGATATAAAGAACTTGTACGAGTATTTACTCGTATGCTGGATAACGTGGTGGAGCTGAATGGCTTACCGCTCACGGGTCAGCGCCGAGAGATTGAATACAAGCGGCGTCACGGCATGGGTTTCCTTGGTCTGGGTAGTGCGCTATCCATGCTTGGGGATCAATACGGCAGTAAGACTTCTGTAGATTTTACTGAAGAACTCACTAAGGTGATGGCTGTTGAAGGTTTCAAAGTTGGTGTAGAGTTGGCAAAAGAGAAAGGTCCGGCCCCGATCTTCAACGATAAAACTGATGGCGTGAGTAATAAGGAACTGTGGGTTGCTGGTAACTACATGTCACGCATTTGGGATGTTGTTCCTGAACTGAAAGATGAGGCACTGAAGTATGGTTGTCGCTTTACTCACCACACGAGTATTGCTCCTACTGGTACTATCTCTCTGTCCTTGAATAACAACGTATCTAATGGTATTGAACCTTCGTTCAGTCACCACTACATCCGAAATGTAGTTACTGAGGGTAAGAAGAGTAAAGCATCTGTTGATGTTTATAGTTACGAAATGCTATTATACAAAGAGCTGACTGGTAGCACGGAAGTTCCAGAATCTTTTTCCACTTCCGAGAACGTTCCAATCTATGCTCACGTAGACATTCAAGCAGCAGCACAGAAGTGGTGCGATAGTAGTATCTCAAAGACTATCAATGTCCCGACAGATACCAACTTTGAAGATTTTAAGCAGATTTACATGTATGCCTATGAGAAAGGGTTGAAGGGAGCGACCACCTTCAGATTTAATCCTGAAGCGTTCCAAGGTGTACTTGTAACTGAAGATAATCTGAAGAATACCACTTACGAGTTTACTCTTGAGGACGGCTCTGTTGTTACAGGCAGCGGAGATGAGAAGGTTATCTATGATGGGGAAGAACATACTATTGCAAACCTCTTCGACGCCCTGAAGGAAGGCTACTACGGTAAGTTTTAAGTAATAATGGGAGGGATGTTCCCTCCCTGTTTTAAGGAGATTTTTTAAATGCGTGAAATTAATAGCAAGATTGTGTCCTATCGTATTGTCAAGGACAACAGTGTAGAAAAAGTTGACTCCGAAGAGAAGGTGATTGTCACAGATGTTAAGCTACCAAGTGATTGTCCAGCACGAATGAAAACTCTACGGGCTGAAGGCAAGAAGTGGTATCTGACCGTGGTGTACCTACCTAACTCAGAAAAGCCTATTGCTCTTTTCTGTTCAACTAACCATCGTGAGAAAACTGCCACCACCAGTGACGCTGTGGATAAACTGATTACCCTAGCTGAGCGTAAAGGCATTCTTGCTGAGCACATTGAACAACTCAAGGTTAAGATCGAAGCCGATAACAATGTCAGCAAATTAACTCGTGTTATTAGCCTTCTTCTTCGTCATAATGTGAGCATGGTACACATCGTTAACACTCTCGACCAAGTAGAAGAAATGTATGTTGGTAGCTTTCTGTTCCAGATCAAGAAGTTCCTAGCGGCATATATCAAAAACGGCGAAGCTGTTGAAGATGGTAAGTGTGATGATTGTGGAAGTAATAATGTGGTGTACATGGAAGGTTGCTTCCAGTGTGTAGATTGTGGTAGCGGGCACTGTGGCTGATAGGAAAACTTATCTTTACTGTATAAGCTTTGAAAACTCCAAATATGTTTATATTGGTATAACTTATAATCTAGAACAGAGAAGGCGCGCACATAAAGCCCATGCAAATTCTCGGAGAAAGATACCGCTATACGATGCTATACGTAAACATGATAAATTCTTTATGGATGTAATTGGAGTATATGCGACAAGAAAAGAAGCCTGCGCGGCTGAACAAGGCATTATAGCTCTACTTAGAAGCCTTAACTGTCCCTTGCTTAATCTTGCGAAAGGTGGAGAAGGTGGGTGGGTTATTACCGATGTAGAAGGTTGGCGAGAAAAGCTGAAAGCTGCTAGGAAAGGTAAGAAGCCATCAAAGGGAATGCAGCATACTTCGGAAAATAAGAAACTCTTTTCTAAAGTGTCAAGAAAATATTGGGATTCTCAAGATACTTATAAACCTGAAGAGATTCTGAAGTATTCTCACAGGGAAGCTAAGGATTTGTTTGGCATAAGCACCACGCATTACTATCGACTCAGAAATAAATTTAAAGAGGAAGAATGATCGACAGACGCATGCAGCTATTGAAGGAGATTCAGCAACGCACTACAACCCACTCCTGCCCATCATGCAACAAAGGCACATACTGTGCAATGCTTGACGGAAAAAGTGGCAGCGCCTGCTGGTGCATGGGAGAAGTAACTTCAAACGCTACTTTCCTCCCGCTCCCAGAGCCTGTTGAAGACTCCACTTGTCTTTGCAAAAACTGCTTGACAGCTAAATAAAATCTTGAGACACTACGCCCATGCTTCTTCGGAGGCGTGGGCTTTTATTTAATAGGAGGAAATTATGGAAGTAATTGACGTGGTTAAGGCACTGGTAGTGGGCGGGATTTCTGGGATTGAAATGTGCCTAGATCGTGAGACTGGCGAAGTGTATTACGACCTCAAGAGTGGGGCAAAGAGTCATCTTCACCTCTATGAAGGTTTTGTGGTCAAGGGTCGCTATGGGTACGAAAACCGACTGGATATCGCAGAATACACCACAGTCAGTGATGTGATGGGTGAGTTGTTCCTTGAGTTTAAGAAGTGCTTCTATGGTCGTGACTTTTACAATCCAGATTGGATGGAACTCGGTGTAATGCTGGGTCTGGTTGAAAAGAAGGTTACTACCACTACGCACGTAAGTTACAAATAGGGGAAATTATAAATGGCACTGAAGTATTACCGCAAGCACCCCGTATGGGGTTACTGGTCCAACTCGGCGTTCTCTAAGTGGCTTCGCACCAAAGCAGGACTGAATAATCCAGAAGCACTTAGTCTTAAAGCGTGGGATGAGTATAAGAAGGGTTGTGAGAAGAAGGCACCTTTCACCTATTGGCTCACCAACACCGCGTTTAACAAACTACAAGATGCCGTGTACTTTATCCCTAACCTGTTCTACTCTGTAGGCGTGTTCTATAAGAACTGGAAGTGTAATTCCCACGTACTCAGCGGGAACCTACCTGTGGGAGAGTGGTGTGACCTTAGCCACCGCATCCCTGTGTGCCTGTTCACATCTCTGGAGCGATTCATTGAGGATGAGAAGGGACTCGATACGCTTGCTTGGGAACTGAGTGATGATCTGAAGAAATATTACCCCTTGCAACACGAGACTGCCTTGGAACAGAAAGCTATCTATGATTGGTGGAAGGCTAACAAAGATCGAGACCTATTCGTTGACAGCGGGCTACAAGCCTACTATGATCGTAAGCTAGGGAGTGGTGGGAACATATTTAGTCTTGCAGGCGATCCTGAGTGGGAAGAACTCAGCGAGAAACATACTCAAATGGAACGGCAGTATAAGCAAGAGGAGGAAGATATGCTGATCCGTCTTATTAAAATTCGGGACTCGCTCTGGACGTAAGGAGAATAAATATGTGGACATTGATTCTGGTAATCTATGGTGCCGTGTACGGAGGTGGGACATGAGTGAATTGAAGCATACGCCGGGGCCGTGGATTATCCGCAAA